GCAGCCCCGCAGGGCTGCACTGTGATGCTCACATTTGGGCGAAGACGGCGGCGGCGAGGGCGTTCTTCTGCGCCTCGTCGTCCTCGGCATCGGCGGCTGCCTTCGCACCCTCGAGGCGCGCGGCCTTGAGTTCGCGCACGATGTCGTCGAAGCGATCCCAGTCCTCCTGCTCGTACTTGCTGGGCTTGAACACGCCCTTGACCTTCTTGCCCTCGTCGTCCTTGCGGTTGGTGAACTTACCGATCAGGGTCTCGGCCAGTTCGCGCATCGGGTCTTTCTCGCTCTCGCCCGACACGCGCTTGGCCAGCTTGTTCTCGCTGTCGATGTTCTCGGAGAGCAGGATGTCCCGCACGAGGTTGGGGGTCGCCTGCGTCGGGATGTCCAGTTCACGCAGAGCGCCCACCGAGTTTTCGAGGTAGCGCTTGGCGGTGCCGTCCTTCAGCCCGGCGTCTTCGAGCAGGGCCTTGCGGACCTGATTGCCGACCGCTCGGGGCAGGTTGCCCTTCACCAGCTTGACCCCCGCGATCTCGGAGATCAGGGCGGCGTAGGCGTCGATTTTGCGGTCGTTGCGGGCCTTGGTGATCTCCTTGGCCTCGCCCTTCAGGTCGTTGATGACCTTCTCGGCGGCGTGGATGGTGGCATAGGTCGTGGCATTGGCAGCATAGGACATGGTCGTTCTCCTGTTTGGAAAGTGCGTTTGCACTTTTTGGGGTTCAGAGGATGAAGAGGTAGGCGTAGGCGGCGGCGCTGATCGCAGCGATCATGTAGACCGAGGCGATGGCGATGATGGCGGCGAGCAGATGGCGGATCATCGTTCCGCCCTCAGGCTGACCTTGTCGGCGCGGCGTTGGGCCTTGCGGCTCTTGCCGTGGGCACCCTGCTTGCGGGTGATGATGTGCCGCACGAAGGGGTCGCGCGGCTTAGGTGCGGTGCGTTGCATGTCGTCTCTCCTCGTGCTGGTCGTCTGGATGCCAGCCCCGCAGGGCTGGTCACCAGAGGATCAGTAGCCGAGCCAGCGCAGGACAGCCTGCGCGTCGTATTCCTTGTGGTCCCCGAGGTCATCTAGGAAGGTGCCGACCTCGTCCTCGAGGCCGTGGTCGATGATCTCTTGGATGGCGCGCTCTTGCGAGATCATCACGCCCTCGGCGCTTTCTGAGTATGTCATGCTTTCCCCCTCAGGCGTGGATGGCGCGGTCGAGCAGGATCACCCGACGCTCTGCCTCTGCCAGCGACACACCGGCCTTGACGGCGTAGGCTTCGATGAGGCCAGCGCAGCGATCAGCAGCGCCGGGATAGGTTGCCCGCAGGCAGCGGGCGGCGTTCTCAAGGATCATCATCGCGGACATGTCGTATCTCCTCAGGCTGCTTGCTTCACTTGAAGGCGGGCGAACTGCACCGCCTCGGGGATGTTCTTGACCATCTCGTAATCGACCTGTTTCTGGATTTCTTCGAGCATCGGCCCCCAGACGAGGACGCCCATGTAGTCGTCGGCCAGACGGGCTTCCATGTAGGCGTGGTAGCGGATGGCGAGGCTTCTTGCTTGTGCCTTGGTGATCATGTCGTCTCTCCTCAGGCTGCTTTGCGTTTGGCGATGACGGCGCGGGTCGATGCCTGCGCTGCGGTGTGCCTCGGTGATCTGTTCTGCCGTGATCATGTCTGTCTCTCCTTGCTGGCATTCGGGATGGCAGCCCCGCAGGGCTGCACACCGGAAGGTCAGAAGGGGATTTCGTCGGTGCCGTAGTCCGGGGCTTCCCAGATGGCGGGCTTGCTGCGCTCGTATGGCTGGCCGTCAGTGTGGGCTTCGAACCAGACCTCGTCGCTCAGGTAGAGGCCTTCTTGGATTTCGAGGCGCAGGGCCAGCTTCTTGGCCAGCGCAGCGCTGCGGTAGGTCATGGGCAGCGGTTCTGCGCGGGTGCCGATCACGCCGTCGTGGACGGGGCAGTGGATGGCGACGAAGCGATAGATGCGGTGCATGTCTGTCTCTCCTCAGGCTGCGCGGTGGAACCCGTAACCCCAAGCGCGATCATCGCGGATGCGGTCATTCTCAAGGGCAACACGGGCGAGATAGTTTGCCTCTTTGGCAATCTGCGCTTCAGTGTATCCTGCGGCGGCGAGTTGATCTGCGAGTTCTTTGGTCATCTGTGTCTCTCCTCAGGCGAACATTGCGTTGAGGGCCTCGACGGCCTCTTCGCGGGTCTGATGGTAGCTGACGAGGTAGATGCCATTGACCGGGCAATCCTCGACGATCACCCAGACCATCAGGTCTCCGTCATCCGTCCAGATCAGATCAGAGCCGATGCTGTAGGTGCGGGTCGGGTCGATTATGGGAAGGCGCATGTCTGTCTCTCCTAGCTGAAATCCAGTGATGCAGCCCCGCAGGGCTGCGCACCGGAATGTCACGCAGCGGCCTGCTGCGGCTCGATCACGCCCAGATGCACCAGCATGTCGTAGGTGCAGCCGCGCCCGTTGAACTTGATCGCATCGACCGAGCCGACGCCGCTGGTGATGGCGCGGCCAGCAGCGCCGAGGGCGACATAGCCCATGCCGCACTTGGTGAAGCGGGCGATCTCGCGGGTGGACGCGCCATTGCTGGTCTTGACGCAGATGCGAAGGACGATGTCGGCTTTGTTTTCGCGGACGATGAGGGTCTTGTGCATGTCTGTTTCTCCTCTGCTGAACCCAGTGACGCAGCCTCGCAAGGCTGCGCTCTCGTTTCAGCATGGGTGCAGGGGCTTTTCTCTTCCCTGCCGCTGGAGACCGCCTTCGCCGTGGCCCCCCGTGTCTAAGTTTCCTCAACGGGTGGGCGTCGGGCTGGGCACCAGACGTTCGCGCTGTCCCCCGAGGGGGCGTCTGCTTCCGGGTGGGGCCGAGGGGGCGTCGTCGCCGCGTCGTGCCGTCCGGTGAGGCGTAGATAGTTCAGACATGCAGGGACAGTCAACCCCCCTTGTGAGACACCAGAGAACATTTTGACAAGATGTCGCACCTCTACTGACAGGCTCCTGACAGGATGGGGTGCGCTAGAGGTGTCCTTTTTGACCCCCTCTCGAGGCCGGTTTTGGGGTGGTGCCGATCCAGTGATATCAGGGGGTTGATGCCGGAAAGTGCCGTTCGTCAACTGGTCGAAAAAAGCGCCCGGACTGTAGCCCTGCGCCGGGTGCCTGTGGTATGCTCCGGGCCTCGATGATCACCGGGCCGAGTGCCTGCAACAGGAGTGTCCCCCATGTCTGATATCCCCCCGACCGAACCCCGAGCGAAGCGACACCTGCGGGTGATCGCTGGCAAAGACACCAAGGGGAGAGACAAGGCACAAGAGGCAGGGGCACAAGCCCCCTCTGTGGCAGCAAAGCCGAAGACAAGGGTCAGGTCACCCATCGACCCCATCACAGGCATCACCCAGAAGCAGGAGGCCTTCGTCCAAGGGGTGGCATCAGGCCTCTCCCTCTCAGCAGCCTACAGAGCCGCCTTCGTCGCAGACGGCATGGCCGACCAGACCGTACATCACCACGCCTGCGTCCTCCTGACACAAGGCAAGGTCAAGGCAAGGCTCGAGATGATCAGTGCGGAGAAAGAGCAGATGCGGCGCATGCTGGCCGTCTCGGACGTCGAGGCAGCGCTGCGCACCCTGCGCGCCATCAACGACAGCGGCAGCGAGAGCGGTAAACTCCGGGCCGCAGAACTGCTCGCCAAGGCAGGCGGTCTCTGGGTCGACCGCATCGAGGTGGAGGACAAGACACCAGCCGACACGGCAGAGGTGGAGCGCAGGATCGCCGAGCGTCTCTCTCGTCTCGGGCTGACCGGCTGAAAAGTTCAACTGAACCGATCCCGCATAAGGGGCAATGAGGGGCTGGCATCATGAGGTGCTGGCCCCTCTCTCGTCTCTCCTGACGTCGTGGCCCCTGCGAGGCGCTGGGAGGGCCGCTGGGCTGGCATCTCGGGGTGCCGGGTGCCGAGGGTGCGGCGAGGCAGGTCGGGCCTCTGCCGGGCCTCTCAGCGGCTGCTGCGGTGGGGTGCCCCCGGTGCCTGTCGACGGAGAGCGGATCGCGCTGACCCCACCCACCCCCGACCCCCCGGTCGTGCCGGGGTGCCCGTGCTCGCATATACATGC